GATTAACAGGATTAATTGAAGTTGGTACTCAAGAGTTTTCTTATCTAATTATTAATGATAAATGGAATAGACTATGTGGAACTGAACCTTTAAAATTTAATGGTACTTATAAAGAAGCAGAGCTTGAGTGTATTAAAAAACTGATTGAGATTGTAAAACTTAAACAACAAACAAAATGAAAAAACAAACAGCAGTAAGATTTATTGAATTAAAATTATTAGGATTAGTATCTTTTGATTCAGAAGAATTAAGGAAAATGTATAAAGATATTCTTTTACAAGCCAAAGAAATGGAGAAGCAACAAATCATCAATTGCTATAATCAATCGTGGCATTTTAGAGATAAGCCATACGAAACAGCAGAAAAATACTACAACAAAACATTTGGAAAATAATTTCCAATTTTAGCCTTATGGTGGAAAAAATAGGCGCAGAGCAAGAAAAATAGGCGCAATAGTGGGAAAAAATAACATTTGTAGCTCAAAAGTGAGTCGTATTTATACGCATTTACACGCAAATGAGCTTTAAAAGGGATAATTATATGCAATTAAGGTTGTTTTATAACAAGTTAAGTGTCACAATATTTAAAATAATAGTGAAATGAGTTTAATCTTTATAATATTAGCAGCTATTTGTAACTCGGTAATGGATGTACTATCTACCAGGTATTATGTTTCTATATTTGGAAACTTTAAGAATCGTCAGTTTTGGGATTGGAATATGTCCTGGCGTAATAAGTGGCAGTGGGGCGAAAAAGAAAATGGCGAGAAATTTTTTCTATCTTCAACTATGTTATCATTTTTAACGGATGGGTGGCATTTATTTAAAGCCTTGATGTTACTCTTTATTTCTTTAGCTATTGTAACTTACAAACCTATCTTTGGCTATTTTGATATAATCTTATTCTCTATAATTTGGGGGGTAGTGTTTGAGGTATGTTACACTAAAATATTATTAAAATAAAATAGTGAGGTGGCGAAACGGTAAACGCTAAAATCAAAAGCAGGAATAGCCATAAGACTTTTGTAATAGGTACTTCAAACGGCTTTCTAGATAAGCCTACCATACAGGTTCAAATCCTGTTCTCACTACAAAAAATAAACTTATGAGTACAACAATCTTAAAGAAGAAAGCAGATGCTATATTCTCTATTTATATTCGTTTAAAGTACGCTGATGAGAATTTAGATGTCCAGTGCTTTACTTGCGATAAGGTAATGCCTTACAAAAAGATACAAAACGGACACTTTTATTCAAGAGGTATATTATCTTTAAGATACGACGAACAAAATTGTCGCCCCCAGTGCTACGGATGCAATATTGCTCAAAAAGGCAATTATATCGAATATTACAAAAGACTAGAGAAAGAAATAGGTAAGGGTGGTATGGATTTTCTTGAACATAAAAAGTACCAGGTAAAAAAGATGGGCAAAGCAGACTATCAAGACTTAATTGACCTCTACACACAGAAAGTAGCTGATTTATGAATGAATCAGAACTATTTAAATTCTTAAAAGAGAAGTATATTCCGGATCTTCAAGGTGGAGATGAATATTCAAGTTTTGACTGCTATTCTGTAAAGTATAAAATGTTTATAGAGTTAAAATGCCGAGAAGTACACTACGACACTTTAATGATTGAGAAGTATAAGTATGATCGATTAGTAGACTTAAGTTTAGGGTATGGGTATAGTCCTTATTACATAAATTCAACTCCAAAAGGTGTATATTCCTTTAAATTAGCCTTAAATCCGCAGTGGATATGGAAATTACTACCAAAAACAACACAATTTGCCGAAAATCACGAAATACTAAAACAAGTAGGATATTTAGACCTAAAAGACGCTAAGCAATTATGATAGATAAAATCAAAGCCGAGATTATCAAGGCTAACAAAACAACCAATATTGAGGACCTGATCAACTCAAACCTAAAACTTGCTGGGTATTTATTCTTATTAAACGAATTAGAAACAGAAATTCACAAAGGATATATTGAAGCCTACAACACAAGAAAAATAGTTGAGGCAAGATTATATCTTGAGGGAGAAGGCACACAAGGTAATAGAGAGAAGCAAAGTATAGTAGATGGCGAAGAGTACCGAGAAGTAGAGGGATCATTTGAAATAAAGTTAGCAGAAATTAAAAATATAAGATTTTCTACAAATTCTTTTATTGATGTATTAACACAAAAAATAAATTATTTGCGAAAGGAATACGAATTGTCTAAAAAGTTTGTCTAATTTTTCGGCGAGAAGTACGGAACTGAGAAGTACGGGTCTAAGAAGTACGGGTGGCAAATTTGCTACTGTACTAAATAGTATACACTGTCCTAAAAATAGGGCATAATGTTACAATATAGCAAAAATGCTATTTTGGTCCTGTCAGAAAATTGGATCTTTTTTTATTGCATAATTTAGGTATTTAATTTTGCCGGCAAAGCAAAGTATTTAATTTGATATATCCTATTTAAATTTTAATTAAAAATAAATAGCCTCATTTTCAAGCAGTTACGAAATAATTTAAAAATATTTTATAGCAGCTATTGTATATCTTAATTAAAATAATCACATTTGTGCTGTTGATCTAAACCAATCGACGCCAAAAATATGAACAGATTAAAAACTACACCAGTAAACGAGTACAAAGGCTTAACAGAGCAGGAAGTTAACGAAGTATTAAAAGACTTCGCCGCTTATATTGTTTTGATGCTTATTACAGTATTAGGCTTAATGTTTCTTTGCACAATTAACTAATTAAAAAACCACTAAAAACTAAAAAAATGACAAATTTAAAAACCATCAAAACAAGCGAAATTATTAGAGTAGAAAATTACCCTTATTCGTTTACCCTTAAAACCACTTTAATTGATTCGGTAGATTTTGATATTAAAAAAGGATATAGGCATTCAAAGCAAACAATTAACCCAAAAACAGGGCGCGAAAATAAGCCTAAAAAATCGACATACAGTCCTTTAATTATTCGCTATTATGATGAAAATAATTATATTAAAACTTTTCATTTTGATTTTAACGGAGATAAAGAAATTAATAAAGGCTGTAAATTTATAGCAGCTAATTTTGATTTATTTACACCTGCCGAAATAACCTATTTATATAATTTTATTTATATGATGGCTTTAGTTGACTATAAAGCAACTATTGTATATGGAGGTTCAAAGCCTGAAGATTTACAACCTTTGTATAATGATTTTTTAAAGATATGCAAAGGTGCAATTAAAACGGGCGAAAATGTTTTTAATTTATTACAATTAGATACAGAAGCAATTGAAAGCACAAAACCTGCTAATTTTAACCCTTTTACAATAAGACAATATTAATTAATTTTAAACCATAAAAACCCATAAAAAAATGAAAACTTCAAATTTAAAAAACACTATTAAAGCTATTTCTAAAATTGTTAAAAAAAGATCTAGCCTTCCAATTATTGAAAATGTACAAATAGAAAACGGCTTTATTTATGCAACAAACCTGGAAATTTATACTAAGCTAGCTTTGCCTGATAATACACTAAGTACAGGATATAGTTTAAACTTTGCAGAATTTAAAAAAGCTGCTGAAATGTTTGAAAATATCAATTTCTTAGGTAATGAAGATAAACAAGTAATTTTTGATGCGGACGGCGCTAAGGTTAAATATAGTTTCCAGGAAGTAAATGAAGTATTTACACCTATTAAAAAAGTCTATTATTTAGCTTATTCAATTGGTCCGGATATGCCTAAACTCGAAACAGCTTGTAAATTTATATCAAAAGACGAATTACGCCCACAAATGACTTATGTAGCTGTTAATAATAACCATATTGTTTCAACAAATGCACACTATTTATATTTTGATCCGATCACTAATAAAACAGAAGTAAATATTTTAATAAAGCCGGAAGTAATAAAGATAATAGCAGATCTTAATACTTCAAATTGGCAAGTATTTGAATCTGATATGTTTTTAATGTTTTCGGATGGTATTAATGAAATATACCAGGTAGTTGAAAAAAACAATTTTCCTAATTGGCAGGCAATACTTCCACAAAATGCAGAAACACACATAAACACAAATAAAAAAGAATTAATAGCAGAAATTAAAAAAGCAGCTAATTTTAACAGTATAGATCTAATTTCTTTAAATGCTAACGGGTGCCTAAAGATAGAAGCAAAAGACGAAGACGCCGGCAAAGAATACTCTAAAGAATTAAAACAATATTCTAAGCAGGGATCGGATATTATAATAGGCTTTAATGCAGGTTATTTAAATGCTATCTTATCAGAAATAGAATCCGATAGTATTAATATTGAAATGAACAGCCATACCAGTGCGGCTATAATTAACAGAAATTTCTTATTAATGCCTGTTTTAATAAAGTAATGAAAACAATTTTACAAAGAATATCCGCGCTTACTGATTGTATGCCGGTAGCAATAGAAAGATATATTTACTATAAAGGAATAAAGCCTAAACAATTACTAAGCTACCTGGAAGCAGCCGATATGATAGAAGTATTTAAATTTATTGACCAGGTAAAAATATACGAACCAAGTCCTAATAAGTTTAAACAGATAATAAAAGAATATAGAAGATAGTTTTTTTTGTGGTTGAAAGGTCCGGTCTTAATTGATCGGGCTTTTTTTTTGTCTTTTTTTTATACCTTTGTATAAAATTAATGTTATGAAGTGGACAGAAGAAACTATAAAACCCGTATTTGATATTATATTAGAGGGTATCCGCAAAGGTGATGCCGTTAGAAAGGTATTGACTCAGCCGGATATGCCTTCGACGAAAACTTTTTATAAGTGGCTTGAAAACGAAGACAGAGGAAAACAGTACGCCCGTGCGTGCGAATACAGGGCAGATGCTATCTTCGAGGAAATTTTAAATATTTGCGACGATAAGACAGAAGACTATATTAGTACGAAGTCCGGCGCTGTGGGAAATAATGCAGCCGTTCAAAGGGCGCGCCTGCAGGTGGATACAAGGAAGTGGATAGTATCAAAGCTAAACCCTAAGAAATACAGCGACAAAGTACAAAACGAGGTTACCGGTGATATGGCAATAAATTGGATCGAACAGAAAACTAATGATCTTAACAAGTAAGCAAACCAAAGCGCTTAATTATTTAGAGGACCAACAGACTAACGAGGTAATATTTGGCGGTGGCGCTGGTGGTGGTAAGTCCGCACTGGGTTGTTATTGGATAATAAAGAATTGTCTACGGTATAAAGGCAGTCGCTGGTTAATTGGTCGCGCAGTATTAAAGACTTTAAAGGATACGACCTTAAATAGTTTCTACGATATTTGTAAACTGCAGGGGCTAAGGTCCGGAACCCACTACAAATATAACGCGCAAAGTAATATTATAACATTTAGCAACGGCTCAGCAATTTATTTAAAGGATCTATTTTTATACCCATCCGATCCTAACTTCGACGAATTAGGAAGTTTGGAGATATCCGGCGCTTTTATTGACGAATGCAACCAAGTTACTGAGAAAGCATTTAATATAGTAAAGTCCCGAATTAGGTACAAATTAGATCTGTTTAATATTATACCAAAGATATTAGGCACTTGTAACCCTTCGAAGGGCTTTATTTATAATAACTTTTATAAGCCGGCTAAGGAGCTTAAATTGCCAATTAATAAGGCATTTATACAAGCCTTAGCAACAGATAACCAGAACATATCTTTGCACTATATTGAAAGCCTTAAAACATTAGATAATTTTAGTAAAGAGCGTTTACTGTATGGGAATTGGGAATACGACGATAGTAAAAACAATTTAATAGATTATAACAAGATAGTGGAAATCTATTCAAATGAATTGCCGGAAGGTAAACAATACATAAGCGCGGATATAGCAAGATATGGCAAAGATAAAACAATAGTTATGCTTTGGTCCGGTCTGACAGTTACGGAAATTCATAAGCTATCAAAGAAGTCTACAACAGAAGTAGCGGAGTTTATAAAGTCCTTAGCGGCTTCTAAAGGTATTCACCACAATAATATAGTAATTGACGAAGATGGAATCGGCGGAGGCACCTGCGACCAAGTGAAAGGATGCAAAGGGTTTTTAAACGGAAGCAAAGCTATTAAGGGAAACTATATTAATTTAAAGTCTGAATGCTATTATAGATTAGCTGAATTAATCAATAAGAATCAAATAGCAGTTAGGACTGAGGATGTTGATATAAGAAAGCAATTAACTGAGGAATTAGAATGGGTGCACAGGCATAACGCGGACAAGGACGGGAAGCTAGCAATATTACCAAAGGAAAAAGTAAAAGAGCATTTAGGAAGGTCGCCCGATATATCAGATGCTTTAATGATGCGAATCTATTTTGAGTTGAAGCCTTTTGATTTTGTAGTGGAATAATAGTAAATTTGTAAAAATATAAGTATATGAATCTAATCCAAAGAATAAAGGCTGCAATACTGCCTACTCAATCCGATCCGGGTAATAAATATAATCAATCACTATTTTCTTATTTTAATGGCATATTCTTTAGTATACCTAATAATCCGCGCGCTTATGTGGCAAACGGCTATCAAGGCAATCCGGATGTTTACGCTATTATCAATATGATCGCTAAGAAGGCAGCAAGTGTTCCTTTTTATGTTTATGTGGTAAATAATAAAAAGAGTTTTAACAGAATAAAGAATAACCCTGTAAACCTATTAAAAAAGGGATTAGACGAAGTTGAGGGAACAGATTTAAACAGATTGATTGCTAAGCCTAACGAAATGCAAAGCCAACAAGAATATATTGAGGCTTTGGTGTCATTCTTAGAAATTACTGGAAATGCTTACAGTTATAAGTTTATGCCTGAAGTAGGTAGAAACAAAGGAGTACCAACAAAACTTTACCCTTTACCATCACAATTTACTCAAATTATAGGAAGTGGTACATTTGAGCCAATTAGTGCTTATAAGCTACAAATAGGAAACCAAGAAATTGAATTCAAGTATGAAGAAGTAAACCATATTAAATTCTTTAACCCTGATTATAATGTGAGCGGAAACCAACTTTATGGAATGAGTCCTTTAATGGCTGCTTGGGAAACTGTGTCAAGTTCAAACGAAGGTACAAGGGCAAAAGCAAAAGCATTTATTAACGGAGGCGCAGCAGGTTTACTTTTTAGTGGTGATAAGGACGCTATGCTTGACGGCGAACAAATAAGCAAGATTAACCAACAAATTGACACTAAACTTACAGGTGCTGATAATTATAAGAGAATAGTAGCAACTAATGGAATTGTAGACTATAAGCAAATTGGAATGTCACCAGCAGATTTAGAGATTATTAAATCAATCGGAGCGGATAGAGATACTTTATGTAGAGTATTTGGAGTAGATCCTATTTTATTTGCTACGGATTCAAGTTCTTATAATAATAAGGAATTAGCTTATAAAGGATTAGTAACTAACACAGTTATTCCTATTCTAAACTTAATTAGGGCTATGTTTAACGAAGTAGCACTTTATTATTCATTAAGGGACGGAGTAGAGTATTATATCGATTACGACGCTCAGGCATTCCCTGAAATGCAAAAGGATATTGAAAAGATTGTAGCACAAATGAAAGAATCGTGGTGGATTACTCCTAACGAGAAAAGGGATGCTATGAACTACGATAGATTGAACGAGGCGGATATGGACAGAATATTAGTCCCTACTAACTTAACTTATATGGACGAAATAGGGATGACACCTGGAGTATGACAGAACAAGAAAAAAACGAAGAACTAAGAGCGTATATTGAATTATGGGGATATAGAAGATTTAGAAAGGCTTTAGATCAAAGTATTCAGCCTTTATTAAATTCCCTTAAAGAAAGTAATTCAATTGGCTTTACTTATGCTTTACAGGCTTTACTTTATAATTCTCAACCCGTAGACGAAAGTGTAAGGGAGTTTTATGAATTTGCTTGGTATCAACAAAGTGATTCTTTTGTCAATTGGGCAAACACTACTTATAGTGCCGGCTTAGAAAAGAATGACCCTTATATGAAAAGAATGCTAAGTGAATATTATAGCACAATAGGCATTCAGCACAGTAAAATAATTAACGATACTTCAAGAAGGAGAATAGACGAAGCATTTAAGGCAGCTTTTGCTAATAACGAAAGCGTAACTGATTTTGAAAAAAGATTAGTTAATGAAGTACAAATGAACAAGTCAAGAGCAAGAATAATTTCAAGAACTGAAAGTGTAATGCTTTTAAATAAAGTAATGATTGAGAATGCTCAACTATTACCTTTTCAAGTAAATAAGATTTGGATTCACGATCACCCTAATGTTCCAAGAAATTGGCATTTAGCTTTAAACAATACAAAGAAACCTTTATTAGTTCCTTTTGATGTTTTAGGGATTCCGATGCAGTATCCCGGTGATCCGATTGGTGGACCTGAGAATAATATAGGATGTAAATGTAGTATGGTAATAGTGCCAAGAAAAGATGAAGATGGTAATTTAATTTATTCATAATTGCTAAAAAAGTTAGTATCTTTGTATATCATAGTTTGGTGTTTTGGTTTTAGGGTGGGTGGTAAAACATCCACTCTTTTTTAAACACTATAAAATTAATCGCTTATGAAAAATATAAGTTTCAAAAATTACGATGCTTCTATCAAAGACCTTGATGTCGAAACAGGAGTAGTTACAGGTTATTTCTCACAATTTAATTCTATTGATTTAGATGGTGATGTTATAATGCCAGGTGCATTTACAAAGACAATCGCAGAAAGAGGACCAGATTCATCAAAGCCTGAAATTGCTTATTTATGGCAACACGATACTTACAGACCTTTAGGAAAACTAATGGTATTAAGAGAAGACAACTTTGGTTTGTACTTTGAAGCTAAAATGAGCGATACAAGCTACGGTAAAGATGCTTTGAAACTTTATAGAGATGGTGTAATAACTCAACATTCTATTGGTTACCAAGTAATTAAATCACAAGAAAACACAGATATGGGCGAGGAAATTGATGCAATCTACGAAGTTAAACTTTGGGAAGGTTCAGCAGTTACTTTTGGTGCAAACCCTAATACACCTTTTACTGGCTTTAAGTCAGCAGAAGAAAGAGAAGACCGAATTAAGACTTTGGTAAAGGCTATTAAAAATGGTACTTACACAGATGAAACATTTGGGCTTATTGAATTTGAATTATTAAAACTTATTTCACTTGTTAAATCCGAAGAGCCGACTATTGTTACTCCTGAAGAAACCGAGCCGAAAGAGGACAATAAGATACAAGAAATAAAACAATTTAGAAACCTATTAAATCTTTAAAAAGATGGAAGAAATTAAAAATTTAGCAAATGACATCAACGCAAAGTTTGATGCAAATGCAAACGCTTTATTAAGCGTAAAAAATGAAGTATCTACGATGGTAGAAAAAAGTATTGATTCAGTTAAAGCTGAAATCAAAGCAGTAAAAGATGAAATGGATAGACAAGCTGAAGAAGTATCTCGTAAGAGTGCAGCTAAAGTTTCTACTAAATCAATCGGTGAGCAAATCGCTGAACAATTAGATTCGAATATGGCAATCGCTGAAAAAGAATTGAAGTCTTCAGGTGGTTCATTCACTATGAATTTAAAAGCGGTAGGTAATATGTTATTGTCTTCAAGTTTAACTGGAGATTCAGTAGCTACTTACAACCAACAACAAGCAATTTTACCTGCTCAAAAATTAAACTTTAGAGATTTAGTTTCTACTGTACAATCAGCGACTGGTACTTTTGTAACTTACAAAGAGAGTGGTTCAGAAGGTGCTATTACAACACAAACTGAAGGTGCAGACAAAGGACAAATTGATTACGATTTGACTGAAGTAAAAACAGTTAATGCTTATATCGCAGGTTTCGCAACTTTCTCAAAGCAAATGATGAAGTCTTTACCATTTATCGAGCAAACTTTGACTCGTATGATGTTGAGAGATTTCTTTAAAGCTGAAAATGCTTCTTTCTTTGGTACAGTTAGTGCTGCTGCAACAGGTTCAACAAGTGTTGGTGGTTTAACAAATGATGTTGAAGAAATCATTCAATTAATCGGTAACCAAAAGACTGCGAACTTTAATGCATCTTACGCTTTAGTTTCTCCTGCTCAAATGGCAAGATTAATTATCGCTACTTTTGCTAAAGGTTATTATGCAGGTGCTGGTGCAGTTGTTCTTAACGGAGTTGGTGGTTTAACTATCTTTGGTACTCCAGTATTCGAGGCAGCTTGGGTAACTGATGACAAAGTGTTAATCTTTGATAGAGACTATATCGAAAGAGTTGAAGTAGAAGGATTAAATGTAACTTTCTCTTACGAGAATGGAACTAACTTCGTTCAAAACTTGGTAACTGCAAGAGTAGAAGCATATGAGGCAATAAACCTTATGCTACCTACCGCAGCGATTTATGCCGACCTCGGAAATATCTAGAAATCAGATAGTTACGAATTAAATTAAAGAGGCTGGTACTTAATTGTATCAGCCTTTTTTTGTTATATTTGCTTTATGATAGGTATCTACAAAATCACATCTCCAAGTGGGAAAATCTATATTGGTCAAACGACTAATTATTCTAAAAGGCATAATGCCTACAAAAATCACAAATGTAAAAGGCAACCAAAGCTATTTGCTTCTATTGAAAAATATGGTTTTGTAAATCATACAATAGAAATCATTAAGGAGTGCCAGGTTGAAGATTTAAACTATTATGAACGATATTACCAAGAGTATTACGAAAGTGTCTTAAATGGTCTTAATTTGCGTTATACGGCTACTACTGATAAGAGTGGTTTTATGAGCGAAGAAAGTAAAAAAAGAATGTCTGATTCGGGTAAAGGAAAAGTAATGTCTGAAGAATGGAGAAAGAATTTAGGTTTAGTTTGGTTAGGTAGAAAGCATTCGGATGAAACAAAGAAAAAAATGTCTGAAGCTGCTAAAGGTAAAGAAAAATCTGCTGAACATATTGCTAAATTACCACAAAATCAAAAAGGATTTAAAAAGAAGCCACATTCTGAAGAAACTAAAAGAAAAATTGCTGAAGGATTAAAAAGGCATTTCTCTCAATAGTTTATTATTGCTAAAAATATTAGTAACTTTGTATTATGTATAAATGCACAGTCAACATATCACATAACGGTAGAAAGTATAATAAAGATAACTACTACGACCTTGTTTTAAGCGACAAGATGAAAGAATTTATAAAGGTTGGCTACTTTACTGCAATCGTAGATAAAGGCGTTACAAAAGAGTTTAAGGGCAAAATAAAGAAGAAATAATATGGCTAATATTAAAATATCAGAATTAAATCCATTATTAACGGTAGAAGATGCGGATGTATTACCGATAGTGGATAATGCGGTTACTAAAAAAGTTACTGCTGCAATTCTACGAAGTTACACAGAAGGTAATAGTGTTCTTTTAACAGGCGCACAAACTATCGCAGGTATTAAGACCTTTACTTCACAATTAGCTTCTTCGGTTGCTACTGGAACTGCTCCATTCTCGGTTGCTTCAACTACAAAAGTAACTAACTTAAACGCTGATTTATTAGATGGTTTATCTTCTGCTGATTTTGCACTTTCAACAAGAACATTAACCGCAGGAACTGGTTTAACAGGTGGCGGAGATTTAACCGCTAATCGTACTTTTGCTATTGATAGCACAGTTACTACTTTAACAGGAACGCAAACATTAACTAACAAAACTTTAACATCTCCTATAATTAGCGAGGTTTTAGATAGTAACGGAAATGAAATATTAGGTTTTACTCCTATTGCTTCTGCTACTGATTATATTACAATTAAAAATGGTATTGGAGTAGGAGTTCCTGTACACATTTCAGCTACGGGTTCAAGTGCAAACACTGGCATACATATTGAGCCAAAAGGTACAGGTTTAGTACAGATTTCAGATGGTACAGATACAACCAAAGGAATTAGATTTAGAAGTTCGGGAAGTGCTACAAGTGCGGTTACTTTGCTTGATGCCGTTTCTTCAGCAGGTAGGGTAATTACTTTACCAAACGCAACAGGAACTTTAGCTTTAACAAGTGATTTAACTGCTTATGTGCCTACAACAAGAACTGTAAGTACAACAAGTCCTATAATAGGCGGTGGTGCTTTAAGTTCGGATTTGACTTTATCTATTCCACAATCAAGCGGTTCGGTTAATGGTTATTTAAGTTCTACTGATTTTGCAACTTTTAACGCTAAACAAAACGCAATAACTTTAACAACAACAGGTACTTCGGGTGCTGCTACTTTAGTAGGTTCGACTTTGAACATTCCTAACTACGCTGATACGGATACAGGTATAACTTCTTTAAACGGATTAACTGCTTTAACGCAAACTTTTGCAACAGGAACAAGTGGAACTGACTTCGGTATTTCTTCTGCTACTTCTACGCATACTTTTAACTTACCAACTGCTTCGGCTGCGAATAGAGGTGCTTTAAGTAGTGCTGATTGGACAACATTTAATAACAAGCAAAACGCTTTAACAAATCCTATCACAGGCACAGGAACAACTAATTACTTACCAAAGTTTACAGGAGCAAGTGCTTTAGGAAACTCTTTATTACAAGAAGGTACAAATGTTATTGGAGTAGGTGTTACACCAACTGCTTGGGGAACGGGTTATTCATCTTTACAAGTATCAAATACATCTTTATTTGGTTCAAGTGCTTTAGACTTAAATTTAGCCTCAAATATGTACTTGGATAATGTTGGTTATAAATATATTTCAAGTGGTTACGCTACTTTATATAATCAATATCAAGGCAAACATTTTTGGTCTACAACAGGTAGTGGAACTGCTGGAGATGCTATTAGCTTTACACAAGTTATGACTTTGGATGCAAGTGGTCAATTAGGAATAGGAACTACTGCTCCACAAGTAGAATTAGCTTTATTTAACGCATCTACTCCGAGATTTCACTTACAAAATACAGCAAGTGGAACAACTACAACAGATGGTTTACAATTAGCTTTAGCAGGTTCGGATGTTTATATTTGGAATTTTGAAAATGGTAATACTCTTTTTGGTACAAATAACGCCGAAAGAATGCGTATCACATCAAGTGGTAATGTTCTAATCGGCACAACCACAGATTCGGGCTACAAGTTAGATGTAAATGGTACTGCAAGGTTTAGTAGTAATCTATTTACAGACGCAACATTTGTTTCAAATGCAATAGCTATATTTCAATTTAGAAATGCAGGTTCATTAAGATGGGAACTTGATAAAGAAGGTACTGAAACTGGAGGTAACGCAGGTTCTAATTTAACATTATATAGATATGATGATAGTGGAGGATATTTAGGAACATCATTTACATTAAACAGACAAACTGGTTTAACAACCTTTAGTGGTCAAGTAAATATAGGGAATCCAGTAAATGCAGCAGTAGCAGTAGCAAGTACACACAAAGTAACAATAGTTATTGGCGGTGTTACTTATTATTTGTTAGCAACTAATATTTAATTTTATACCTTTGAATTATGGAAAAATTCAATTTAAAAGAGGCATTAGAAGGTAAAGCAGTAATTACAAGAGATAGAAAAAAAGTAACACAATTAACAAAATTAGATTGTAAAAATGATTTTTGTATTGTTGGTGTTGTTGATAATGGGGTTGAAATATGGAATTTAAAAGGCGAGTATGATGGCTTTCCAGATTCAAAATTTGATTTATTTATGAAACCAAAAAAAAGTATTAATTTAGCAAAATGAACAACGAACAAATATATTCTATTTTAGGTCAAGGACTTAATATAGCAAACACAAAAGGATGCTTTAATTTAGATGAATCGGCAACGATTGCACAAGCATTATTTCAATTAAAAGAAGTTTTAAATTTAGTAGAAAAAAAAGATGATTCAATTAAAGCCGAGTAATGCAGGTGTTTTAGGCACTATTACTCAAATTGATGTATTAGTATTACCTTTTGATGTTCAAGCGGTTACTTGCTCAACTTACTATAAGTTATGCGCAGAGGATGGCAAACAATTAGCAGAAGGTAATTTAAGTTTAACAGAAGAACAATTTGCAAATTGGGGAACTGACAATAGTTATGTTTCTGATATTGTGATTAACGAATTAGGTTTAGAAAAAGCAGAATAATGATAAATAGTGAATTTCAGTGCGAGGTGGTTACAGACCTTTCAGTAGAGCCAGTTACCTTGCAAGAGGCTAAAGACTATATGCGTATTTCTTCGGATTCGGAGAACGACCTAATAGAAGAACTAATAACTTCAGCAAGGGAGCGAATAGAGAAGTTTACAGGACTATCTTTAGGAGAAAAAACTTTAAGGGCTTATTGGTTTTACTTTCACATTCCACAAGAGATACCTTACGGTCCAGTTACCTTTATTGATTCGGTTGTAAATGATGATGATGTAGCTTTGGAATATACTGCTCGTGGATTGCAATATAAGATGCTTGAGGCTTATTCTACCGTAGGTTTGACAATAGAGTACGAAGCAGGCTTTGCAGTCTGTCCTAAAGGCTTAAAATTAGCCATTTTAAAACAAGTGTCTACTGATTACGAGAATAGGGAGAATTACTCTATTTATGACCAGGCTTACGAGTTAAGTTCGGATGCTAAAAGACAAGCACAACCATATTGTAGAAACACTTTATTTGGTATCTAATGAAGGCAGGAGTTTTAAGAAATCAAATCGCAATTCAAACTTTACAGACTGGTTCAGATGGTACAGGTGGTTACTTTGGTACATTTGTAGACCAAAAGGTAGTTTGGGCAAAGATTAGAGCAAAACAAGGCTTTAGAAATTTAGAAGATGGTAAAATATCTTTAGACAATATCTACGAGTTTACGATTCGTTATGATGATTATCCTAATTTATCACAAATCAATAAGATTGTTTATAATAGTGGCGAGTACATTATTAAAGCATTCCAGGTAACGGATGAAAGAAAAAAGGAAATAGTTATAATGACTACTTTGGGAAGATTAATTGACCCTACTTTCTTCTTAATTACCGAGTTCTACGAAAACTTAATGACTGAAGATAACAAGTTTATTGTAGTATAATGGCTAATATTAAAGGTGTTAAATCAGTTACTGCAAGGTTCCAAAGATTATCTAAACAAGCTGATCTACAAGTTAAATCTTCTGTTAGGCGGAATGCAGACCAAATATTTGCAGAGGCTTTAAGTGCCGTACCTGTTAAATTTGGAGACCTAAGGGGTTCAGGTAATGTTAATACACAAAACCCTTATTTAGGAATAGTTGCTTTTGGCGGAAGTCCTGCTCCTTATGCTCCTTATGTGGAATTTGGTACAGGTGAGAATGCAGTAATTCCAGCAGGATTTTCAAAATTCGCAATGGAATTTTATGTAAATGGTAAAGGCAGAACTATGCCACATCCGTATTTAATTCCAGCTTATATAAAGTATAGTAAAATCTTTTTAAAAGATATGAAGCAAATAGCTAAAAATATTAGTAAATAAATCGTAAATTTGTGCAATGAAGGATGTCGGAGAACTTATAAGAAGGAAACTTTACGAAAGGTTAAGCGGTGCAATCGTTATAGACCTACAAGAAGTACCTGTATTTGATTCAGCATCGGTTTTAGCAGCGGCTACCGAACCTTATATTTTATTATCTACTTTTACTTCTACGGAATTATTAGAGGGTAGTAAACAAAGTTATGGTCAAGAAGTTAGCGTTTTAATAGAGGTAGGTACAAGGTTTGATAATAGTTTTGGTGGTAAATTACTATCGGATCGTATATCAAACGAAGTAATGGAGCTTGTAAGGACAAGACAAGACGGTTATTTAGATTTAATGCCTGATTGGTATATGATTAGAACACTGTTAGAAAGTACAAATACACTTGAGCAACTGATTGATACAGGCGTTTTAGTGAGAAGATTAATTAGGTTTACATTTAAAATACAACAAGGAATATGAGTGCATTAAACGGTTCAGACATATTATTATACGATGCAGATACGAATTTTCCGTTGATGTGTCAAACAAGCGTAACTATAACAATGAATGACGCAATGATTGACGCTACTTGCAAGCAAGATGGCGGTTTTTCTGTTTCACTTCCTGGTCTAAGGGATTTTGCATTTACTGCAGATGCTTTAGTTAATTTTGACGAAGGTGTAGCTGATACAGGAATTACTACTTTATTTGCTGCTTACGATGCAAAAACTCCTATCAATATAGCGATAGTAAATTCTGTAATACCAACTGGTTATTATATTGGATTGGCTTATGTTGAAAATATAGAAATAAACGCTCCAATGGAAGATGTAGTTACTTACACCGTATCATTTACAGGAACATTTGAAATAACAGATTAATTAACTTTAAAATAAAATAATATGGCAATTTACAACGGAACAGCTCAATTACTTAAGATAGGTACTGCTGGATCAGAACAAACTTTAGTACAATTAACAAACTGTACAATGTCTGCAAATGCAGATTTATTTGATACTACTTCTAAAGAAAGTGGTGGATGGAAATCAGTAATGCCAGGTCTTAGAGATGTAACTTACTCAGGAGAAGGATTAGCTGATTTTACAGATGCGTCTGTTACTCCTAAGTATGATCTAACTGAAATCTTTGCAGCTTACAATAACAGAACATTATTGTCTGTTAAGTTCACAAATACTATTAGTACATTTACACAAAGTGGTTATATTTCTTCTTTTGAAGTAAGCGGACCAATGGAAGATGTGGCTACTTACACTATTGAAATAACAGGAACAGGTGCTTTAACTTTCGCATAAATTAACTAAACTAAAAACTATGGTAGGTATTACAGAAATCACTTTAAATGGTGAAGTGAAAGAATTGCGTTTTGGAAATTACGCTTTTGAAAAATATAACAAATTAACTGGCACAAACGCTGGAGCTATTAAAGAATTAAATGAAGACTATCTTCAACTTGATATGGTTGCTGATATTATTTATTGTGGTCTTTTTGGTTCATACAGGGTTAATAAAAAAGTAATTGATTTTACTATTGATGAAATAAAACAATCAATGGATTCAATTAGTTATATTGACCAATTAGTTGTTATTAGAGAATTTATGAGTTGTGTAGTAAATTTAACTGAACAAATGAATGACGCTTTAAAAGCTATGAATCATAAATCAGATAATAATACCGATAGCGAAAAAAAAAAATAACTTGGGATGATTTTCTCGATAATGCAATAATTGATTTAGGTTTAAAACCTGATGAATTTTGGGAAATGACTTTTGTGAATTATATTAGGAATGTAATTTATTGTGCTAAAAAGGATGCTAACGAATGGGAGCAAACAAGAGCATTAATGAGTTACATTCTTAACACACAAGTTGAAAAAAGGCATCAAAAGAAACCTAAAGATATTTTTCCTTTATGGACAGATACTTATAGAATCTTGCAAAAAAAACCAAAGAAACTACCAACTACCGAAGAAAAACAAGAATTGCTTAAAAAGATTGGTATATAATGGCAAATGAAGAAATAGTAGTTCAACTACGAGCTGAAATTGGTGATTTACAAAGTAAATTAAAAACTGCTCAAGATTCAATATCATCTTTTGATAAAAAAGCAAGTGCTTCTTTAAAGGAATCAATAAACCCTATGAACCAACTTGAGACTTCTCTCAAAGGTATGGTTGCTGGGTATGTTTCTTTAGCTGCTGCCGCACAATTAGTCGGTAGAGCGTTCAGCGAATCCCTTAAATTAGACTCTACAAAAACCGCAATGAATCAAGTATTTGGTTCGGCGCAATTAGGCGAGGCACAATTCCAAAGAGTAGCTGACAAGGCTGATGAGTTAGGATTGAATATGTTAAGCCTTACAGAGACCTATAAAGACTTTGCAGGGGCTACCATTGCTTCGGGTGTATCACTTGAAACAACAAATAAGGTTTTTGATGCGGTCGCAAATGCTTCTTCTAAATTAAAACTATCAGCTGACGATACAACTGGTGCTTTAAGAGCGATGTCACAAATGTTCTCTAAGGGAACCGTACAATCTGAAGAGTTAAGAGGGCAATTAGCTGAGCGACTTCCTGGTGCTTATGCTTTAGCGGCTAAGGCGATGAACATGACTACCGAAGAACTTGGTAAGCAACTCGCAGCAGGTAAAATTTTAGCATCTGATCTATTGCCTAAATTAGCTGATTTACTAAATAAGACCTATAACGGCAAAGGAGTTGATTCCCTTCAGTCAAGTTTAAATAGATTACAAAATACTTTTAC